TACATGGGATATCGATGATACTCGCCGTCCTAAACTTACATTAAGGCACTTACATAAACTTAGAAATATGAAAGAGCTTTCAAAAACTGAACATGCAGAAAAAGTACTGGACTATAAAGAAATGTATGGAACTGCAAGTGACGGCGGCGAATAACCCGTAAAGTGGATTAGTAATCCATAAGATGATAAATATAATACGGACCGTACCAAAAGTGCGGTTTTTTAAGTGTTATATATTGGTATACACCAAGACGTCTTAAATACATATGTTATAAACTTACACCTGTTGAATAAAGGAGACACAAATTATGAGTACTCGAGATCGTTATACAAAGATCATTGAGAGCTTAGTGAACGGAGACGAAGCATCAGCTTCAGATCTATTACATGAGGCTTTCGTAGAAAAAGCACGTGAAATCTGGAATGATATCGTCGAAGCAGATGAAATCGTTGAAGATGGCGTAGCAGAAGAAGAAATTGAAGAAGCTATCGGCAATGAAGAAGCTGATGATTTCCTTGATGACATCGAAACAGACGAACAAGAAATCGAAGCTGAAGAAGCTTTTGGCGAAGGAGAGGACGACTTAGACGACCTTGAATCTGCTGATGAGTTAGGCGGAGATGACGAAATGGCACCAGACTTTGACATGGACGGCGAAACAGACGAACATGAAGAAGAGCACGGCGACATTGAAGATAAATTAGTTAGTGTTGAAGACGCACTATCAGATCTGAAAGCAGAATTTGCAAAAATTATGGGCGACGATGATTTAGACGGCGAAGAAGAAATGGACATGGATATGGACATGGAAGCAGAACCTGAAGTTGAATCATTTGCGTTTGAAGCAGACGAAGCAGACGAAGAAGCTGAAGAACTAGAAGAAGCAGCTGATCTACAAAAAGTAGGAAAAGACGGCGCAGTACACCCAGTTGCAATGCCAGCAGGCGATGACGGAAAAGCATCACCAGTAGCAGGTAAAAACGACATGGGCGGCGTAGCAGTTGATCCAACTAAAGACAGCAAAGGTTCTGACAAAGGTTTATCAGATAAATCAGCAAAAGACATGGGCGTTACACACCCAGGCGATGGTGCAAAACTATCACCTGAGACACGCGGCCACGGCGCTGAGAAAAAAGGTAAAACTGCGTAATGTTTACGTTAAAAGAACATCTTTCATTTGACCAAGCAAAAATTGTCACTGAAGCCGTGGATAACGGCAAAGGTGGCAAAAACTTGTATATGGAAGGTATTTTTGTACAAGGCGACAAACGCAACCAGAACCAACGAGTTTATCCTACATCAGAAATTGCTAGAGCGGTTACATCCGTTCAAGGAAAAATTGATGAGGGTTTTACAGTATTAGGCGAAGCTGACCACCCAGATGACTTACAAGTTAATTTGGACCGAGTATCACACATGATTGAACGTATGTGGATGCAAGGTAATGATGGTTATGGACGACTAAAACTATTGCCAACACCAATGGGACAGATATGTATCACCCTATTGGAAAATGGCGTCAAACTAGGTGTATCATCACGCGGTAGTGGAAATGTTACAGAAAGTGGAAATGTAAGTGACTTTGAGATCCAAACGGTCGATATAGTTGCAAACCCGAGCGCACCAGATGCGTACCCGGATCCACTTTATGAACAAATTATGAACGGCAAACGAGGGAATATTTTACTCGACGTTGCCAACGCTACTAACACAGATGGTGCAGCACAAAAGTATCTCCAGGAAGAGGTACTAAAGTTCATTGAATCACTAGATATTAGGAGAAAGTAATGGCTCATGCAATAGAACAACTCCTAAGTTCAGAAGTCCTAAGTGAGGAAGTGCGTTCAACACTTTCGGAAGCTTGGGAAGCTAAAATGACAGAAGCTCGTGAAGAGATCACAACAGAGCTGCGCGAAGAATTCGCTAATCGCTACGAAACAGATAAAGAGCAAATGGTGTCCGCACTAGATGCTATGTTATCAGAAACAATTAAAAGCGAACTAGTAGAATTCCAAGCAGATAAAAAAGCAGCAGTTGAGGCTCAAGTAGAGTATAAAAGAAAAATAGCAGACCATGCCGAGTTACTCGATGGTTTTGTAATGGAAACTTTGAAAAAAGAAATTGCAGAACTACGCGAAGACAGACAGCTACAAGAAGGAAACTTCTCTAAGCTTGAAGATTTCGTCATGGAACAATTAACTTCAGAACTTAACGAATTCCACCAGGACAAGAAAGACCTTATTGAACAAAAGGTAAAACTTGTCGCAGAAGGTAAAGATATGATTACCAAAGCAAAGAAACAGTTTGTTGAAAGATCATCTACTAAATTAGCTAGCATTGTTGAAGCAACACTATCAACAGAGTTAGGTATGCTAAAAGAAGATATTAAACAAGCTAAAGAAAACATGTTCGGCCGCAAAATATTCGAAACGTTTGCAGCAGAATTTATGGGATCCCATCTTGCAGAAGGTACACACATTTCAAAACTTTCAAACGAACTTTTAGAAGTGAAGAGTCAACTTGACGAATCACGTAAAGAGATCAACAATAAAGAAGCTAAAGTAGTCAAAGCACACAAAGAAGTTGCAATGATTAATGAAAGCCGCGCACGTGAATCAGCTATGACTGACTTGCTTGCACCTTTATCAAAAAATAAACGTCAGCTAATGTCAAACTTACTTGAATCAGTACAGACATCAAAACTGAAGGTAGCCTTTAACAAGTACCTACCAACAGTGTTAAATGAATCAAGCACTAAAACAGAAGCTAACACAACAAAGCTAACTGAATCTCAGAAGACTGAGGTCACAGGAAATAAACCAGCCAGTAAGCAGGAAACCGCAAACGAAGCTGAAATTATTAACCTTAAGAAATTAGCAGGTATCATTAACTAAGGAGTATACCATGTCACAGAACCTATTTGAAAATTGGGGTGTAACTAAAGACGCCCTAACTGACGGTCTTACAGGCAACAAAAAGGTTGTAATGGAATCAGTACTAGAAAACACTAAACAGTACATTTCAGAATCAGCTCAAGCCGGTACAACTATGTCAGGCAACATCGCAACACTAAACAAAGTAATTCTACCAGTAATCCGCCGCGTAATGCCAACGGTTATTGCAAATGAACTAGTCGGCGTACAGCCAATGACTGGTCCAGTGGGTCAGATCCACACACTACGTGTTCGTTATTCGGACACAGCAGGAACAGGCGCTGCAGGCGCAGTTGCTGGTGAAGAGGCTCTAAGCCCATTCAAAATTGCTGAAGCATATTCAGGTGCAACAAGTGGCAAAGCTGCCGCAACTGCTGCACAAGAAGGAACTGCTGGAAACAGATTAAGTATCCAGATTCTAAAGCAAACAGTTGAAGCGAAGACTCGTAAGTTGAGTGCTCGTTGGACTTTTGAATCAGCTCAAGATGCTCAATCACAACACGGTATTGATGTTGAAGCAGAGATTATGGCTGCATTAGCTCAAGAAATTACTGCTGAAATTGACCAAGAAGTAATTGCTTCGTTGAATGCATTAGCACCAACAAGTGACACTTTTAACCAAGCAGCAGTATCTGGTACAGCTACATTTGTAGGCGACGAACACGCAGCACTAGCTGTTATGATCAACCGCGCATCAAATGAAATTGCACAGCGTACACGTCGTGGCGCAGGTAACTGGGCAGTTGTGTCTCCACAGGCACTAACTATCCTACAATCTGCTACTACTTCGGCGTTTGCTAGAACTACAGAAGGTTCTTTTGAATCACCTACAAACACTAAGTTTGTTGGTACTCTTAACAACGCAATGAAGATCTATGTAAACACATACGCAGCAGATGACTCAGATGTACTAGTTGGATATAAAGGATCAAGCGAGTCGGACGCAGCAGCGTTCTATTGCCCATATATTCCGCTAATGAGTTCAGGCGTTGTACTAGACCCAACATCATTCGAACCAGTCGTATCATTTATGACACGTTACGGATATGTTGAGCTAAACAACACTGCATCATCTCTTGGTAATGCTGGCGACTACTTGAACAAAGTAGCAATCAGCAACATTAGCTTCAGCTAATAGTTACTTAGATAACGCACTAAAGGGCTCCTTAGGGGGCCCTTTTTTTATGACTTAAATACAGTATGAAGATTACAGGAACGCATTTAGGCATAGTAATAATGATATTGTATTTTACACTACAGTTCTATCACAGTACAGGCTTTTACCTTTTATGATAAATACTTGTGTCATTAATCGTGCCGCATATCGCGGACTTATGCAGAAATGACCCACTGCGTAAACCTAGAACGTTTTAAAGGAGAAA